ATTGTCATATTACTACCAGCTTCAAATGATAATGTATCTGTAGTTGTATCTGCTACAACATCTGATTGACCATCTACCGATATTGTTTTGAATGAAGATTCATTGGTTTCACCTTCGCCACCTGATTGTTCTATCCAAGCATAGTCTGAACCGCTCCAAGAAAGAACATAACCACTAGTTGGATTACTTTGATTTATATGTGAATCAACTCTTGTGTCTGTATAATATAAATTAGTGCCTTCACTTAAATCTGTTGTAGTAGCGGCTGTTATACGTGCATCAGCTCTTGCATCTGTGTAATATAAATTTGTTCCTTCACTTAAATCTGTTGTAGTATTATTAGTTAATACTAATTTACTGTTAGTAGTATCAACTAGTAATGTTGAATCGTCACCTAATATAGGTTGTGCTTTAATACTGCCACTAAACTCAAAGTTACCATCATTGTCTACGCTTAACTGATTACTGCCTAAATGAATAGTATTTCCACTTAAATATAAATCTTTAAAACGATGTGTACTAGAACCGATATCGTAAATAACATCAGTGTCAGGAATAATATTTCCTTTAACAGTTCCATCTAAATTAATTTTACTGTTTAATCCATCAACTAGTGTAGTAGAGTCATCACCAAATACAGAACCTTTAATATCTGTAACATGAGCTATTGAGCCGTCATGTCTTGCAAATAGTTCTGTGAAGTTAGCATTAACTTTAGTAAAGGCTGTACGGATAGGATCTCCGTCACCTTTGTTTGCACTTGTTCCAATGTTAATATTTTGTTGTGCCATCTTACACTCTTCCTACTACAGCTTGGATCGTTCCTTCACCAGCATCGTTTTTATCTTCAAGAGCTTTACCTATTACTGTTCCTACTTCTGGTTTAGTACTTGCACTCGCAAAGCCTGATGCCGATGCTCCTCCGGCAGTTACAAGCATCTGTCCTTTTTTAACCATACCAACAACTTTAACTTTAGTTCTACCTTGTAGTGCTACGGCTGTTACATTAGAACCTTCTAATTCTGAATTCATTAAGTATGCAGGATTTTCGGAAACTACTCCAGCAACTCTATCATCTCCACGAAGTGTTGTAACAGTTAGTTCTTGTTCGCCACCAAAGATTACAACTGTACCTGGTTCGTATACCGCATCTGCTGTATAATTTTCTGCCAAGTCAGCGTATCGTGCCTGTGTAGCTGTACCACTAAATGTTGTTGCATAAATTGTATTATATTTTTTACTTGCTGAACCAATAATATATGTGTCATCAAGTGATGGTTCAAATCCTGTTGCTGTTGCTATAAGTACACTCGCTCCGTCGGCTACAAGACCAATTTGTCCTGCGGCAGTAAATCCTGTGTTTGCTCCTATACTAATACCTGTGCTTTGTGCATCAAGTTCGCCTGGCGCTTCAAGGAATGAAGTGTGTATCCAGTCAACACCTATTCTTGATTCTCCAGCAAGTGCTGAGTTTTGTTGGAAGTTACCTTCTGATACGCCTGTACCTCCAATATTAAGACTTCCTGTTAAACTAACAGTTGGATTAGTTGCTCCAACTGAACTCATAAATATTGCTCCACCTGGAGTATATAAGTTAACAGTAGTACCAGTAGTATCTATAGTTAGGTATGTATCAACCTTAAGTCCTTGACAAGCTACGTTACCTGATCCATCAGTTTTAACAATTTTGCCAGCTTCACCAGTTGTAGTAGTGTCGATTATTCCGGATTCTGTAACAATGTCGGCAAATGTAACTTCTGTAACTGGTCCTGAAACACCTGAATTATTAGCTAATGCTGTTTTGTCAGCAATATTAATTATTTTATCATAATTAACTGAACCAGTAGTTATTTCTATCCAACCGTCAGTTGCTGTAAAGTTAGCACTATCAAAACTAGCAACGCCTAAATCTGCTTGTGTAATTGCTGTAGCGTTTGCTCGAGTAGTTGCCGCATTTAAGTTTAATTTACTTTGAGATATATCCGCCGCTGAGTTTACATCTGCGTTTACAATGCTATCAGGTGCGTGTCTAAATTCTAATGTTGCACCAGATGCCGTTCTTTCAACATGAAGTGTAACATCAGTTGCTGGATCTTCTGTAGCCAATGCATATTCATCATATGGGCCTTGTTTATTTTGAGCTGTAACTCCACCACCAGTATCAATAAGGTCAGCTGTATTAAAGTTAGTGCCTGATGTTAATGTGTATGTTAATAAGTTATGTGCTACACCGGCAAGTGAAACGTTTTCAACGTCAACAACTGTACCTGTTGCACTTGTTGAGTTACCAGTAATAGTATCATTAACTTGGAAGTTGCCGCCTGATGCCGGTGCTGTATAAATTCTATATTTTCCTGTTGTTACAAGTAATTGTCCTGCGGCAACTGTATTAGTTTCTACATCAAGTTGTTCTGGAATTGTATCACCAGCCGCAATTAATCCATCAACATAACTCTTAGTCGCCGCATCTTGGTTATCGGATGGATCTCTTAAGTTTACAACTGTAAATGTTCCACCTGCATTTTGATTACCAGTAAATGCTAGTATACCATCTCTAGATAATGCACCAGGACCTATTTGGTTATTTACGGCAACGCCTGCATGGTTAAATCCTAAACGTCTATTAACATAACCTCTTACTGCTGATTCAGTTGGTACTGAGTCACTGGCATTGTCAGTCATGGCATCGTCTGCACTAAATTCACTAGCTACAACGCCACGTTTAAATCCTAATCCATCTAAGTTACTTAAAGCAATACTTGCCGAGAATGTAACTGTACCTGTACCTTGGTCAACTGTAAAGAATCTACCAACTCTAAACATACCATCTTGGTCTGTACTTACATAGAATACTCTACCTTTATCACGTTCATCAACTTCGTGATCTTGATCTGGAAGTTGTGCCGGAGCACCTAATGTTACATTCGGGAAATTTGTTTGGTTATAACTACCTGTACCAATGTCTAAGAAATCGTGTCCTGTTGCTCTACAAGTTGAAATATTAATAGTAATATCTCCACCTTCAGCTTTTTGTAGTCCACATCGAAGTGTAACAATTGTTGTTGTATTTCTTACAGAACTAACAAGTCCAACTGCTGATGCCGGAACGTTAATATCTGAAGCCGCAAGGTCTTCAATTAGAAGTGTAGCAAATGTAGTTCTATCAGTATAACTTTTAATAACATGAGTTTTACCATCCCAAGCAAAAATCATATCACCTGCATTTAATCTATCAATATCTGCTGTTGATGTTACTTGTCCAATAGCAATAACAGTATCACCTGCTGTGTCACCCATTGTTGTTCCTGAACCAGCAAATGTGTTATTTTGTGTTTCGCCATTATCAACAAGTACTTTAATATATTTGTATGTACTATCAAATGTAACAACTCGTTCAGTTGCCGCTAAAGGTTGACCTAAAGCATTTGATACAGCATATCCAATAGTTCTGTATGTATTATCAACAGCTTCGTCAAATGTAATTGCTGTACTAGGTCTAGTAATAGTTGTGTCAACACCAGTAATTCCAAAGTTTAAGTTATTTCTAATAATAATTTTCTGGTCATGTGCCAGTGTATTAATCAATCCTGATTTTGTTGTATTGTCTTGTCCTGTTGTAGCAATATTCAATTGATAAACAGCTTCATCTCTAACTGAATTTTTAAATGTAAATCCTGTAATGTTAGCTGTAGCACTTGTAGTATATGTAATTTTTTGTACTATACCGCCACTAACGTATGTGTGTACAATTCCACTTTTAAATGTACTAAACACCATAGTATCTGTAGTAGGTACATCATAAATTTGGAAAATACCTGAAGACTTTTTAGCGGCTATATCTGGATATGCTTTCTGTCCGAATGGACAACTTAATAAAACATTGTCAACTTTAATATAATCAAGTTTGCCATATCCGTGTGCTGATGCTGTAGTAAGTGTAACTAATCCAGTTGTATTATCATAATCAAAACCTGTAACATTAAAACCGCCACCTACGTTTGTTGCTGAGATTAATTTAGATGTACCACCACTAACGTAAGTATGTTCAACGTTGCTAGGTGGTAGGAAGAATCCTAATGTATCAGCATCAGGTTTAGTCTTAACCATAAAGACACCTGAATCTGTAGGCGCCGGATAAACTTTAATACCAAAAGAACAAGACAGTTTAATACTAAACAAATCACAAGTATTAGCCGCTACAAGTCCGTGTGCTGTAGCACAAGTAACTGTAGCAATACCTGAAACATTGTCATAAACAAAATTTGTAATGTTTACTCTAGTTGGACCACTAACAACACCGCCACTAACGTAAGTATGTACAATTGCACTTGTACCTAAGTCAATTTCAAATTCATCTGCTGTTAGTCCTGATGCTAAAACTGTAACAGTTGTTGATGGTGTAACGTGTGGATATGTTTTATTTCCACTAGGACAACTTATTGCTATATCTCGTATTTCAATTAAGTCGTCAATAGCTCGTCCGTTTGCAACTGCTGTAATTTCAGTTTGTACACCTGTAATAAGAGTTGATTGTACTGTTGAAATTTCATATCTAGCTCTACCTGTTGCTCCGCCATGATCAATTTCAACTTCACTTTTTGCGTGTGGAACGTATTCTGTATCACGAACAAATATTTTTAATGAATCAACAGGGTGATCATATGTCGCCCCATCATCATAGATTCTAGCAGTCTGAACCATATTATCTACTGTCGTAATTAAGTCTGGTTCTTCATTTGGATCTGATCCTGCCGCTACTAGTCCATATGTTCCATGAGAGTTAGATCCGTTTAATGATCTAATATCACTACCATTGTTGGCAAAATAAGCTACTTCAGTATAATATGTAAATTGCGAAACTAGTTCAGCCATTGCACCATTATTACAAACAGTACCATAACCTAAATCATTAAGTTGTACAAAATCATTTGCCAACATACTTCTGTTACCAGAAGTTTGTAAAGTAATATCGCATGGCATAGGTTGTGTAAACCCGCCGTTGCTAATACCTGATGTTGGATTTAAAAGAAGTTTAGCAGTACCTGCCTGTTGATCATATTCTGCAACAGCATCAACTTGGTATCTATGTCCGTCAATATAAAATGGACTTGGTACTTGTGGTTTCTTTAAGCGTAAACCTTGTCCAACTAAACTTTGTACGTTTAATGTAAAGTTATCGTCTTTGCTGTTAACTACTGTAGTAATGTTTCCAGCAAAACCATCAATATATAGTCCGCCTCTGAATGCTTTTTTGTTTATACTTCTCGCAAAACTTGAGTTCGTTTGTCCATATGGTGATTTAGTTAAAATTGCACCATCTGGATCAAGAACAGCCATAAATCCGCCGTGTCCTTCACAAGTTAGATTTCTTAAAATTGTTGTATCATTCATTAAGAAGACATCCATGTCTTCGTTATTTTTTGCCGTACTAGCTGAATTGTCTTTGTCAGTTAAGTAATGATGTCCATATCCTGGATCATCAAAGTCTGGTAAGTTACTAAGACCGTTTACAATAACTTCTTTTAAAAATGTTAATAGTGTATTAACCTTAGTTTGTGCTAACGCTTCACCTTGTGTTGAATCAACTACTTGCGAAGTAACTGATTGTGCTGATGTCCAAGCCGCATTAGTTAAAACAAATCCAAAGATTTCTTTCATCTTATCTATAGCGTCACCTGTTTCAGTTTGTGCACCAGGTACAGTCGTTGCCGCGTTATCAAAATATTTGTCAGCGTTAAAGTGAGTCTTTGAATTACCACCCCATTTTAAATCAAATATAAGTCCATCAATGATGTAGCCCATATCTCTTTCACATTTTTGACTATCACTTGATGTAAGGAGTGAAGGATATGTTGTGTTAATATATGTAATAACTTCGTCTTTAACATATTCTTTGTTTAAAGTTATTAGTTCAGTTGCATTAGGATTCTGTTCTGTTTGTATAGCAATTCCATCAAAGACAGGATCTCTATAAAAATGTAAACCTTTCCAAGCACTTTCAGATACGCCTGGTTTAGGTTTAATAATTACACGTCTAAATTCGTCACCTTTAAGTGAAACATTGTTAGAAACTCTAATTGGATAATGTTCCCAATATGTTCCGCTTTCTATATGAATACTAATTTGCGGATCTTTAACTTTGAAACCAAATTCTAATTCTTCACCTATTTCATATTCTCTAGGTTCTAATAGTTCTAATTCAATTGTATCTTCAATTGCGCCTACTGTATATTTTACAATTCGTCCAAGAGATTTAGAAGTTTTACCTCTTATAATTTTACCTGGAATAAGATCGCTGTTTAGTGGGTTAGCTTGATCACAGAAGCCTTGACCACCATTCATAATGGTGATTTCCCAAGTGCTACCTTCAACAAGTTGTGGTGCGTCTTTATAATTAGGACCTGTTATAAGTGCTATAATAATATCCCATTTGGCAAGAGTAGCTACTTGTCCAACAGCGTCAACAATTTGACCTGTGTCAATTACTTGTGTATATGTGCTTTGGTATAAAGTTGTTTCAGCTGTATTTGTAATAACTTTGTTATGTAAATTTTTAGCAAATTGTTGTGCCGCAAGAGTTTGTACACTTTGTGATTGTCTTGCTCTTTGTCCGCTTACAGAACTGTAATATCTAAACCCTGTATTTCTAGCATGGTAGTTGGCTGTTACACCATCTAACATATCTAATACAATACCATCTAATGTATAACCTAAATCTCTTTCACATAAATCTCTTAAGTATACGTGTTCAGGATAAGTTTCATTAATATAAGCTACAGTTTCTGCAATAATAAAGTTTCTGTTTGCATCTGTTAATATTTTTACTTCTTCATAGCCACTGCTATTTTTTACACCTGTTGTTACTACTGTTGCTTTATTATTCCCAGCATTATACGTAATATCTTGTATGTAAGGTCCAATATTATCTGGTGCTGTGTCAGTTATTTCTTCAGCTTTAAGTGCCGCTTGATGTAAACTCTTGTATGCATAATTTAATGCTCTACCTTCACTGCCGACAGGTACGCCACGCATTGTGTCGTCACCATATGAACTTACATATAAATTTGTTTGTGATGCAAATGCAGAATTGTCAACATAATATTTTGATGCTGATTGTAATACATCTGGATTAGTAGCAGGAATAATAGTACCTGTGTATTCTCCAGTTTGTGTAAGTGTGTTAAGAATAAGAACTAGTTCTGTTACTCTTTCTGATGAACCTGGTTCACCATCATTTGCAATTGTTTTTTGTGAAGTAGCTGTTTGTAGTGATGTATATGCAGTATTAGTTAAAATATAATCTTTAACAATATCACGTAATTTGTCATTAATTGATACAGCATAAGCTATTTCGCCTGCACCTAATTGTGAACTAGCACCATCAAAATAAAGTTTACCTACTCTTACTACTTCTGAGTTCCCACCAAATTTAATATCATGTGCAATTGCATCAATGTTAAATTTTGTATCTCTTTCACATTTATCATGACGTTGGCTACTTACTACATTATTAGCAAGAGCACTTACAAAAGTATGTGCGGTTGTATTACTTGATATACCAACATTTACTGTAATTGTTGTTGCACTTATAGCCGTAATTGCAACTGCCGTATTGTAGGCATAATCAAATCCGCCAGGTGCACTTGATCCAGTTGCTCTTGGATAGGTATGATTTGTTGCGTTACCATCTAGGGCACAAGTAAATGTTAAACTGTTTGTATTAATCTTAATAAGATTTTCAGTTGTTAAAGGATGAGAACCAATAGTTAATACTAATTCTCCTGTTGTCGGTGTGTATACTGCATCTGTTGTATTATAAGCTACTGTAGTATGAGCGCCTGGGTTGTTTGTATCAAACCAAGCCATTACTTCGTCAGCTAGATATTCTTTATTTTGTGTTATAAGGCTATGTGCGTATGGTGATTGTGGAGTAGCGCCTGCATGAGCACCTGGATGATCATGTAAGTACAATGCTCCAGTCATCGAATCGCCTTCGCGTCTTACAACAGATTTTCTTGGAAGTGCTTCTGAAGAAATCCAGTTACCAG